ACTTAAGGAGGTATAACACATGGCTCTTAATACAGTAAGTTCAGATAGGCTATCTACAAACGTAAAGAATACAAACTTTACAGCAGCTGAGAAACAAGATTTAACAGATGATATAAAACCTTTATTAGGTTCTTCCGGTGGAGGCAGTAAAAATTTAATAATTAATGGAGATTACAGAATAGCCCAAAGGGGTGTGTCATCTACAGCAAATGGTTATGGGAGTGTTGATAGGTTCTCAGTTTTATCTAGTGGAACTGATGAAGCACCTACTCATGCACAGGTAGATGTAGCAAGTGGAACAACACCTTACACATTAGGTTTTAGAAAGGCATTAAAAATCACTAATGGAAATCAAACAAGTGGTGCGGGTGCTGATGATTATATTGTTGCAAGAACAGTATTAGAAGCACAAGATATTGCAAATAGTGGTTGGAATTATTTATCTACATCTAGCTCTATAACTATTTCTTTTTGGGTTAAATCTAGTGTTGCACAAAATTTTTATGTTAATTTGTGGTCACAAGATGGTACTCAATATAACTATATATTTGAAACAGGTTCTCTTTCAGCAGATACTTGGACAAAAGTTACAAAAACAATCATAGGTAATTCTAATCTTACGTTTAATAATGATAATGGTGCAGGGTTACGAATACAACTTGTAGCTTTTTACGGAACAAATAAAACAGGCAGCGTTTCTTTAAATACATGGGCTGCTTTTAGCGGAAGTACGATAACACCTGACATGACAAATACTTGGTATGACGCAGATAATGCAACCTTAGAAATTACAGGAGTTCAGCTTGAGGTTTCAGATCATGCCACAGATTTTGAGCATCGCAGCTATGGTCAGGAGCTTCAGCTTTGTAGACGCTATTACCAAAATATAATAATAGGGGATAATGCGTCAGGATTATCAGGCTCACCTTATACTTCTAGTGGTGGTATTTTTTGTCCAATTCTTTTTAGTCCAACTATGAGGGCTAATCCCACAGTTGTAAGTAGCTCAACTTCTGGTCATTTTAGAACTCGTCATGGAGATTTAGTAAATTTTGATGGTTTTACTGGTTTTAATACTGTAAGTGTTGATGGGGGTACGCTTATAAGTGAAGCATCAGGTACTAAAGTAGTAGGGGATTTTTATTGGGTTGAAGGTAATAACAGTGGTACTGTTTTAGCAGTAAATTCGGAGCTTTAAACTATGGCATATCCAACAAATCCAATTTATAAACTATTTAAAAACATAGATGGTGTTGAAGTCTGTGTTTTAAAAGAACAAAATGGACTAAGATTATCAATTCCATTTGACGAAGCAAACAGCGATTACCAAGAATACCTCGAATGGGCTAAGACCAATACAGCCGAACCTGCTGATTAATTAACCTTTTCGTGCATTTGCCTTGTCATTAAGCCCATAGTGACGTAAAGAGGGGATAGGGCTAGAATAAGCAGTAATACAAGCACACTTGAAAAAGATAGTGCTTTTAAAATTGCAAATTTAATCATGTTTCAAAAAATCGCTAATGTTTTAAGTATTGTCTCATTTCTAATGGTAACTTCTGTTATCGGTGGAGGGTACTTTGGATATAAGTATGTAACCTCTGAACAGTTTAAAGCAAAGATAATGAATCAAGTTATGGGTAATGTAAAAGGAATGATGCCAAATGTATTAGAAAAAGGATTACCTAAAACAACTGGCATATCTATACCAACACTTCCAAAGAAATAATTGGAAATACCTGAGATAAGTATTCCAGAAATACATATACCTGAGATTCATATACCTTATACTTTCTTACCTAATTATGACCATTCAAATATAGAAGTTATAGGTTGTACCTTCTATCACAGAGACACAAAGAATACAGGTAATAGAAATCTATTAATAGAAGATCCAAACGGAGTAAGTAGTAATTGTCCTTATCCAAGTTTCTATCCTTTAAATTATCAACCAGATCAACTTATTATTGTTGAGGAAGTTGCACCAGTAGAACAGGAACAAAAGCCTTTGCCAGAAGGAAAGCCACCTAAAGCAGAGATACCAAAAGATAAGAAAGAAGACGATGTTTTTGTAGAGTGTCCAAGCAAAAACGATTTACGAGTAGGAGACTTTCGTAACGAAAAGAAGTTGGAACGTGTTATTGGTCACAAAAGAAGCGAAGATCGAACTAGCTGCACCACTTTGTATGAGGACGTTTCTTTCAAAGATCAGTACCTCCCAGAATTTTCTACTGTTATCTCTACTGCTGCTATCGCTACTGTGGCTGCGACTACTCCTATTATTTTAAATTTAGTAAAACCTATAGTAAAGAATTTAATAAAGAAACTTACTTCTCGGAAGTCAAAGAATGAGTGTGAGGAATCACCTGATTAGGTGGTACTGTTACCTTTATACCTTCACAAATACTTGCGTACTTACCAGTAAAAGTAACTCCCAGTTTTGCCTGTTCTGAGCAAACCTTAAGTCTAAAAAGTGCAAGCTCTAACGAAGTTTTTTTATATAACAACTCTTGATTTTTAATATTAATCTCTGTTGCTTTATGACAAAGATATGGTGCTTTTCCTAATGGGATATTTAGTTGTGCTGAGATTCCATAATTAAAATTAAAATTATCCTTTTCAAACCTCGGTGTCTCTTGAACGTATTTAATCGCTCCAGTATCTTCATCGTAAATATTTTGTCTAGTTACACTTTCTCTAGGTAAATTATAGGTATGAGCATCTGTTATATATGGGGTAATTGTTAGCGATGGGGAGGAGCAAACAATACCCTGACTCATTCTAAATTGTGGACTACTATTCGGCATTATTTGAGTTGCATTATTATTAACTGTTCCCTGTGCTTGGCTGCTTGGAGAAGCAACAGTTGTATTGGCCAAAACTCTTACAGGGCAAAGGATTACAAGGATTACTGACCAAAGGTAGTTTCTACTGTGGTTGTTGTAGTAGTGTTTATGACCCGATCTATTTTCGTTATAGTGTCTAAACCACTTCCCATGACTGACTCTACAAGAGAAAATGGCTGTCCAGAATTTACTATTTTCCATCTAGGAACACCTTCCAATGTAGGACTTGTATATGAGAAATTAATCCCACTAGCTGTCTGTGTAGCTTCTGCGGTAGGTATTGAATTGATATAACCATTAACATCTGCACTCTCTATGTTCGTGCCTGACACGCTTAGAGTGTACCCTGTGCGGTATTGGTAGCTGGTTATTGATTCTGTTATTACTGATTGACTCGTAGAATTTGTACTTGAACTGCCTGTACGGAAGGTAGGAACTACTGGATTTGCAAGGATTTTGACAGGAAATAATATTATTAATAGCAGCCAAAATTTAATCAATTGTTATTTGTACAGTAGTAGATCCAATGCAACTAGAACCAGATCCAAATGCACCGCTACAAGTATGAACACCACTAGATAAACTCGTCATTGCCCCACTACCTAAAGTTCCCCCAGAACCTATGGTTGTTTGTCCCGACAAATGAGGTAATGCTGCTATTCCTGACGATGGAGTAACTGCTGATGGTGTTGCGTCACCCATAGTTACTGATTCAGTTAAAGAAAAAGCTGACCCTGCTGTGGTAACTGCTTTATCAGTTTGAATTAAAGCTGGCACTCCAGCAGTCAACGATCCAACGTTCAATCCCCCGATGGCATTCGAGGTGGTTGATCCCCCAGATGTTACGGATGGAGTGATATTTGACCCGCTAAGACTGTATGTAGTCCCCAATTTCTGAGTTGTTACAAATGGCATATCAACGGAAATTTGGGCTGACGTTACAAATTTCTGCTGAATGTCCCCTAGTGCAACTGAAGGGCTAAACAGTATTAGTAGTGCTAATAGTTTTTTCATGTTTTTGGTTTAGTAGAATCAACTTTAACAACGTCTGGTTTTGACGTTATAAGCTCAATTGGTTGACGAATTATAATGGTTTGAGTGCCACCACCAGAGTCACCAATCACACCGTTTTCATTTTCTTTCTTTTTCTTTTTAGCTCCCTGTGCTGCATTAACACTTATACCTAATCCACCTAAAATATTTCCAAGAAGTCCTGCTGCGAAGGTCGAATCCACACGAGGTTGGTCTGGTATTTCTACACCAAATAATTTATTAGGAAGCTTTACATATCCAAGAGATAAAACTAATAAACACCAAGTTAAAATAAAACCTTGAGCAACAGTAGAAACTAAAAAAGTAATTTTTTCCTGATAATCAGGTTTATCATCTTCTTGTTGTTTATTTTTTTCTACTAATTTGTCAGCCATAACAACGATTTATTAGTCATACTATACATAATTACCTATTAACGCAAATGCCTGAGATATATAGTGCCTTAATTGGTGCAGCAGCTACTGCTTTACTAATGGTTTTATCTAACATGAGTAGTCGTAGAGAACGAGATATAAGAGATATATATTTTAGATTAAACAAGTTATCGCAAGCAGTTAGCAGGTTAGAAGGCAAGATCCAATAACGTGTGCTATGTTTGGAAAAACTAACAAACTATGTACAAAATACTAAAACCTATATTACTACGCTTTCTTTCTACGACAGGTTGTAAACGATTAATAATAGATTTATTGCGTGTAATTTGTCAGCAAACTTCAAACACATTAGACGATAGAGCAGTTGATTTATTAGAACAGAAATTATTTCCAAAACTAAACTAATATGAACCATAAAGAGTTTTTCAAAATCCTCGTTGGCAACCCACCGCCAGAAATAGAGTTTGAAATTGAAATCAAGCAACGTGAGACAGAACAACTACCTGATGAAGCTGTAAAAGCATACTGTTTAGACCTAGTTAAATACACCAAACTACAAGATTTGCTTTTAACTTCAGCAATAATGCGTATATCAGAAATAGAAACCAAATTATATCGCTATGAAAAAAGCATGGAACTATATAAAAAGGTTAGAAAGCTAGGTTTTGTAGGTAAAATTAAGTATCTTCTGTTTGGCAAAACAGATAAAAAGTGATTATATTAATTAAAAACAAGACTAATCATGGATAAGAATTTTAAAATCCTAGAAAAGTTACATTTACTTCTTGCAAAAGAACTAACAGATAAGATTACAAGTGGAGAAGCAAAGGCAGGGGAT